AGCAGTGTTAATAGCACTAGGGGTATAAGTATTAATATCTTCTTGTGAAGAAAATCTAACAAACATTGGATCTTGTGTAGATGATGTACCAATAGTTGTTTCAGTTCCAAAAAATATTAAGTGTCTATCTGGTGTAGATACTATACTAAATGCAGACGCAGTTGGTGCGTTTGCTATAATACTTGCTCTTGTTGAGACAGAACCATTTGAATCCCATTCAAAACTTTCACCTCCATTAATAGTTGCAATAAGTTTATTACCAAAATTATCTAACGACCATAAACCAGGTGCGGTTACAACGTCTCCTGATGCTGCAGCGTTCCATGCAAAAAAGTCTGATGCATCTGTTACAGTATCGCCGCTTGAATGTGACGCTGCTGTAGTTCCACTAGCACCTCTTGTTAAACCTGTTAGTGTTCCACCACTATTTCCTGTGTAGGTTATTAATTCATTATCTATCAATACTGTTCCTGAAGATGGAAATGAAGTAGTGCTTGCCATTGTTAAACTTGTAACAGATGTGTTAATATCTGCTGAAAGCGTAGATGTAAATTGACCAGTTTTAAAACCACTCCAAGGACCAAGTCCAAAACCAGTTGATGCAACCTCAACCGCAGGTCCAACTGAATAATAATGTTGTACTCTAATACCGCCTGATGTTGATGCTCCTGATCCAGATTCATTTGATCCAACGTCTATTGTAAGAGTTGTAGACGATGGTATAGATTGAACCATAAATTTATTATCATCAAAATTAGCAGAACTAAAATTTGAGTTTGTTATAGAAGTAAAATTATCTAATAATATAATATCAAATTTATTTATATTATGCGCAGATGAAAAAGTTAAAGTTACAGTAGATGATCCGTTTGTTGTGCTAAATGCACTTGTTAAAGTTGTTGTAGCTTTGATAGGATGTATGTCATAAAAAATACCTCCAGAATATACATACAAAATTCTGTTTGTGCCTAAAGCTGCATACTTAATACCTGAAGTATTAACAAAATGATGGAGAGCTGTGTTACGTCCTGTAACATCAATAGAACCTAATTGTGACCAACCTCCTATTTTTTCAGGTGTGCCATATCTAAATCTAACATTATCACCAGAAACCCATTGACCTTCCCCGCCTGTAGCGGTTACTTGTTTATTAAAGCCTGATGCAAATTTTACTTTTTGTAACATAAAAACCAATTATATAAGTTTTTTAACTTTTTGGTAGTCCTATATTTTTATAAAGAGAGCGGTAAAATGGTATGTGGTGGTTCACCGCCCTCATTATAACTATATTATCTTTTAAACCAAGATGGAAGTCCTAAATGTAGACGTTTGTCAAACATATTATCCTTTGCACCTTTGGTTTTACGATTATTATAGTGCAGAAAAACTTGTATACATTCTTTACCTTTAAATTTTTCTCTCCAATGTTCTAATTCACACCCTCTATAAACTAACATATCTCCTGGTTTAAGATCAACTTTAATGCCTTTCATACCTTCTTTACCAGAGGGCTCTAAATATATTGGCCAATCATCACCACCTAAATTCATAGTAGTTGATATTTCACAACTAAATCTATCTTTATGTCTTTTAAGAATATCGCCTTTTTTATAAATTCTAGCATAAGTGTATGCAGGATATAATTTTAATTTTGTAGTTTTTTCCATTATTGGTTGACATTTTAACATTAAAGTTTCTATGGCAATGTCAGAATAACTTGAATAAGTATTAGGCATTTGCTCGTCCTTACCTTCATAGTATCCAAGTAAATTTTCAAATGGTGATATGTATCTTGTTTGCCTACAAGTATCATATACTTGTTTTTTCATAACAAAATAATTTGCAACAAAAGTTGCTAGATCTTTTGATATTGCTTTACGAATAATTATGTATTTATTTTTTTTAAACATCTTTAGCCATTTCTTTCGGCACAGCTTGTATGTTCCAATGTATAAATCTAAATGGCTCCTTTCCATGATCTACTGCGTATTCATGTTCCAAGTACCCTGGAAATATAATTAAAGTTCCAGGCTTAGGCTTCATATTTACTAATTCTGTTCCAGATAAAATGTCTTCTTTGTTGTTTGATTTCATTCTTAGTTTGGTACATCTTGCACCAGTCCTTGGTTCATGAAATATTGGATAAGAAGTTTTATCGCTGCATTTTAAAAAATAAAAACCTGATACATGTTGATTCCAATGCACGTGTGCTGAATGATGTCCTCCACCTTTTTTAGCAAACTCTTGAACCCATAATTCAGAAAACATAGTTTGATATTGCGACATGTCATATCCCATGTGATCTAAAAATTCCCAAGATTTTTGACCTATGTAATTTCTAAAATCTAAAAAATCATTGTCTAAGGTTAATGGTGTTGAATGATAACTTCTTCCAAAATCACCATATTCTTTTATATATTCTTTTTCTTTTTTACGAGCTTCAACAATATATTTATTACTAGCTTTATTTAAAGTTTTTAAAAACTCTGGTCTGTGCTCTGACCAGATTGGTGTCCAAAAATAATTATTTATATATATCATTTTAAATAAGTTACCCATCCTGTTATAATATATTTTTTTTCTTTTGGTGCATTAATCCCTTGATGTAGGTGTGTCCATCCTGCTGGCCAAATATAAAAATCACCAGCTTTAGGTTTAGCAATATAATTTTGAAATAAAAACTTTGTGCCTCCTCCACGTTTAATATTATTTAAAAATATCATAAAAGCAAAAACTCTATTTAAATATTTTTCATCACCATCATTTTCACAATGAATTTTTTTATAGTAATTATTAGGTTCATATTTCATAAGTTGAATAGATCTATTTAATGACCATTTTCGTATACGTGTATCAATTAAAGGATATGCTTTTTTAAAATTTTCTATAGAGTCAAACAAGGTTTTTCCAAGGTTAAAAAAATCTTTACTGTTTCTAATTTCTAAAGTTATTTCAAGATCATCAAGTTCTTGACTGCCTGCCAATCCTGGTCTAGCTTTGTCTATATTTTTTTCAAATAAATCTATAAGTTTTTTACATGAAGTTTTAGAATAAGCTTTAGGTATTTTATGTATAAAATTCATTTAAATGGATGTCCTAAGTGCCATACAACAAGAGAGTATCTAGTCCCTGAAGTTACGGGTTTAACCCTGTGCCATACAAATGAAGGAAATATAATAATAGAACCTTTAGGTAATATTTCTTTACATTGTACTCTGTGTCTTGATTCATCTCGCATATGAGGATCGTAGTTTCTAAAATCAAATTCTAACTCTCCACCGTTATATTCTGAACCATCTGTCAACTGACAAGTCATAGATAATTTTCTAACTTTCCCATGATCTGGTGAATTAGGTTTGTCATAAGGTTTATCCCAACCATCACAGTGCCAATCATAGTATTGATTTAATTTATATTTTGTAAATTGACAAGACTCCGATCTATCCCAATCAAAGTTCCAACCTGCATTTTTGTTTGCTTCATGTACATATGGATGTAATTCTCTGTATATCCAAGTATCATCTAACCAAACAAGATCAGAATTTCTTTTTCTTTTTAAATCTTTTACTTCTTCTTTATTTAATTTTTTATTACCATAACCACCTGTTCTAGCCATAACCTCTGATTTAGATAAGCCATATTCAATTACTTCATCGCAAAATCTAGGTGTAAGCGCTGATTTAAAATACCAATAATAATTAGATATATTCATAAGTTATAGTCTGTACAAAATTTAAACTATTTTTTTGATTATTAGTTAAGTAATACATATTTGTTGATGGAAACATTATAAACATATTGTTTTTAAGTGGTATATCCCAGGACCTATTTTTACGTCTGTTATCATCATAAAGAACTCTAACCATACAATCTTCAACTTTAACTCCATATAGTAATGTAAAGTCTGGTGAATGACGTAAATCTACAGGATCAACATTTAATAAAGGCGCAGTGGTTTCGTTAGGTTTATAAAAATTTCCCCAGGTTTCTTTGTTAACTAAAGAAATTTTATGTTTAACATTTACATAATCTTTAACGTAAGTATTTAACATATCCCAAACTTTAGAAAATTCAAATTTTGAATTTTTTACATGTGATACAAATATGTCTAGTGTTAATACGTCTCTTTGAATTTCAAAACCTTTGGGCATTGAAACTTCACCATAATATAAAGCTATTTCAGATAATACTTTCTTTTGCATACCACTGAAAAGTATATATTATGCTTTTGAATTCGTCAATATCCAACCGTTGTTATTATCTGCTTGATATTCAGATTCATCCCAATGATAAGACCATGCATGAGTATTAGCATTATTTTGAGATTGTTGTTCACTTGATAGCGCTGGTGCATCTCCTAGAGGTGATTGCCATTTAGCAGCTAAGTTATTTTTAGTCCAAGAACCGTAAGGTTGTGGAGGCCAAAAAATTTCATTTCCTGAATCCCACGTATAACCTATTGCTGCGTAATTTCCTCTAAATGCTTTAGAGTTATCACCAGATGTGTGGGTTTTTTTTATTGTATTGTAAGAAGTTTGTATCCATTTGTTTGCAGGCCAATTATTGTGTGTTTGTAAATACTGTTGACCTACTGATTCTGTTTCAACATTTTCACCATTTAACATATCAGAATCGTTAAGTCTTACAACTTGTAAAACTATATTGCTGTTATCTATTTTTGCAAAATGTGCCATATTTTTCCTTATGCTTGGAATTGATACCTTATTACAACAATTCCTGATCCACCTGCAGCTCCTGATGAAGGGGCTGGAGATTTTCCTCCGCCTCCGCCACCACCGCCAGTGTTTGTCGTTCCTGCTGATCTACAAGCATGACATGGAGATCTTCCGCCAGATCCGCCACCACCAACGCCAGGAGTTCCGGCAGTTCCGGCTTGACCACCCCCGTCAGTGCCGCCTCCACCGCCACCAGCAAAATATCTTGTTGAACCAACTGGACCAGGAGTTCCATAACTTGGGGCAGGGGGTCCCACAAATGCTTCAGCTATAAAAGATCCGGCTCCACCATTTCCGCCAGTTCTTGCAGTGCACGTAGTTCCGCCAGTGGCACCGGCTCCACCGCCGCCTCCGCCATTAGTGCTTGCTACACCAGCATCATAACCTTTTCCACCAGGGTTTCCTTGAGATGGATCAGTTGGAGGAGTGTTTCCTACACCTGCAGGCATTCCTTGTCCAGGATTTGTTCTAGGTCCTCCACATTCATGGCTACCTTTACTTCCACCACCTGAGCCTCCGCAGCTTAAGGGTGAAGGTGCCCATCCACAACCATTTGTTAAAATTCCTGCTCCACCACCACCGCCAGCAGATGTTATACTTGAAAAAACTGAATTACTACCTTTTGATCCATTTCTACCATCAGTTGCAGGAGCGTGTCTTCCATCGTTGCATGGTCCAGCTCCCGCTGCACCACCTCCACCTACAGTGATTGGATAACCTTGTACTGAAATAGGTAAAGTGCTACCAGACGCTAAAGGTGAAGTTGTAGGAGAAGGTAAACATAATCCATTAGACATTCTAAATCCTCCCGCACCGCCGCCTCCGGCACCATAGCCACCGCCGCCACCACCGCCAGCAACAACCACATAATCTGCAACATTATTTCCTTCTGATCCAGCGCAAGAAACACAAAATGTCCCTGGTCCTGTAAAAACGTGTGCTTTAAAATTACCGCAAGTAACGATTGTACCTCCAGTTGCTGCAATAAACGAAGGCCCTGCTGCAGAGCCAGAACCAAAACCTAAAACTTGATAACCAAAAGATTTACTTTTAAAATTTTTAGTATTTTTAATTCCTTTTCCATTGACTTTGTTGGATATATTTATTTTATCTTCATTTCTCATTTACTATCTCTTATGCATCATTCTTAGCATCAGTTGTAAAGAATAATTTAATACCTAATAGTTTAGAGTCGGCAGTTAAACCATCTGCTGATACATCTCTTTGTATTTGAAAAAATACATATTCATCTGTGCTTGGTGAACCTGCTATAGTAACTGCTCCACTTTCTGCTGTAACTGCTAAATCATTTGCTGTACCACTCATGGCTTTTGCAGTTGCAACGACTGTTGTTCCAAATGCTGTATTAAGCGCACCATCATCTGCAAGTGCAACACCCGCTAATCCCCAAGCAGTTGTACCTGTATTTGTTGTGTTAGCTGTAAAAAAAGCTTGAAAAGTTACTGTGCCCTCGTTCCATGATTTTGGAAAAGCAACAGCAAATTGTGCAAATTCATC